TGTTCTATCATAAGTTTAGTCATAGGATCTTTCTTATCTCCTCTAACTGTTCGTATATAATAAGGATTGTGTCTTGTATGTATTCCAGAAGCAGAATCTACTAACTGGCTAACTGTTCCTGAAGGTTTAATTGCAGTAATAGCTGAAGAAGGATTAATACCTATCTGACCCGACATCCATTTATTTTGTCCTACCGCTTTTTCTTTAAGAAGTTCCAACTGTTCAGATAACTCATCTATCTCTGTAGGAGACACAAGGTTATGTCCATTAGTTAAAGCATTATCCATAATTCCAGTAAGACTAACTCCCAACAATCTCTCTTCTTCACAGTTTGTTTTCCACTTATTTGAAATATACCTGAAGTTTGTTAAAGTACTCTGCCAAGTTCCAAGAACAGTCGCTAACTTAACTTTTCTTTGGATGTCTCCCCATCCATCATTACTCCGTACTACTGCTTCCGTAAGATTACAGAACTCTCTAGGTCTAAGTATTATTTCAGAACAGGGATTAGTTCCAAAGTCATGGTTTTGTTCTCTCCGTTTACCTAATCTTTCTGTATGTTTACGAGCATTAAAAGAGGAGAAAATCCCACGTTCCCCACTCTTGGACATATAAAGACTTCTCCATTCTTTCAGAAAGGTTCCTAAGTCTGGTTTTGAATGGTAGTTGGCTGAATTATTTGCAAGGTATCTCTGAGCATTTTCATATCCAAACTCTCCTGTCTTACAGGTTCGTAACTCATCATCACCAAGATCTGAAAGAGATAACAACGCACTCCTTCTTACTCCTCCTACTACAATACATTCTGCAATTTTACAGACTATATCATGACACTCTAAGGGACGTAACCTCCTGCCTGTGGCTCCTTTAAATTTTTCTACAGTAAATTGAAACAAAGCTTCTAATGGCTCAGGTCCGCTTGCTCTTCCTCCGAATGTTTTTAGTACTGAACCTGCAGGTCTAACTGCAGACATATCCCAACTGGGAATCAAGCCAGTACAGAGAAGTGAAAGTAGTTCCCTAAAAGCCTTTGCCCATCCTAACTTAGAGTCTCTAACTTTTATGACTGTATCAGTAGGATACAATACTTCAGGAATAGAAGGTAACTTATGAATATGTTTAGTCTCCACAGAAAATCCCACTCCTGTTCCATTCATTAAGACATATAATATTTCATCAAAAGATTTCATACTATCTACTGGAGTATAGGCACAGTTATATCCAGCGATATTCTCTTTCTTTAGGGCTGGTCCTGCTGTCATTAAGCACCTCATTGAGGGCATAACCTCCAAATTTAATACTGCTTCTTCCAATTCCATCCTGAGCTTCTTAGGAATTTCATAAGAAAAATTCTCCTGTAAATGTTCTTCAAAGAATTTAAAATATCGACTAACAGTTTCCTTCCATGTCTCTCTTCTCCCCTTTTCAGGAACCCATCTGGAATATTTACTCAAATGTATATACTCTTGGTACTGGCTCGGTAATTTATTCATTTTTTATCCTCTCTCTTTCTATAAGTTTTTCAATATAAGTTCTGGCTTTTAGTAAATCATTTACTCCTCCTTTATGAGGGTATCTTGAAACATATTTGATTATGTTCCCTTCCAAGAAATCCAACTCATTTGCAATAATATATTCTAAGGGTTGGATTCCAAATCCTACTTTATCGTAGTGTTTGGGATTAGTTACTTCCTCCTTTTCTAATCTCCCTATGTTCTCCTGATTATCTGTGACATTAATATAGCCCTGTGTTTGTGCATCCCATTGTTGACAGGGCTTGGAAGATCTCAGAATATTTTTAATGTTATCCTGATTATCTCTTCCAAACCCTTCTTGAGAACTATGCCTATTGTCTAAGGGATGGTTTAAACTATTATCAACATATTCTCTCCATTGTTCCTTCTGTTTCTGAGATCTCTTTCTTTCTATCTCATCCATATCGTAGTTGCTCAAGGTGTTCTCCATAGGTTAGGTTCATGAATCAGTTTGGGTCTTTCCAAAGTTTTACTTTTTTGGTTTTTATATCATATTCACACTTGCGAAGTATCCTTGCCATACGAGCATTCATAATTGCATCGTCTTCTGTCAGTCCTGCCTTTATGTAGCTGTTTACCACTGTCTCCCATAAATCTTCCCCCTTCTTCTCTGCATCTCTTAGAATCTTTTCACCACTAATCTCCCCAACTTTTGGACAACCTTTATAGTTGTCTACAGCATCTCCTATCAATGCTTGTTTGAAGAAATTAAAATTTGCTTCTTCTTCATCAATGTTATAAATCTTCTTTAATTTTAAATCCCAATGTAGTCCTGGAACTGAAAGAAGATCTTTATCTTCAGATACAATTACATATTCATTTCCATTTTCAGTTGTCCCAATGATTCCTATAACGTCATCACCTTCAAGATTATCAAAGAGCCGATAGGGGAATGTATCTTTACAGTACTGAAGAGCAGGTTTAAAACAGAGAGGTTTCCTTCCCCCTCTCCGATTAGCTTTGTACTCTGGATTAATTTCTTTTCTAAAATTATTTTTGTCTGAAAAACAAAGGATACTGCGATCAGCTTTCATCTCATCAACTATCAAATCCACTTGATCATCTATAATAGTCTTAACTAAATTCAGATTTGACCAGAGTACCCATTGATCATTTCCCCAATTAATTTCTTCTTCTGCCACTCGACAAGCCTTATACAAAATAATATCTGCATCTATAACTGCTACTCTATCCATCTAGTTCTCCTATAATAAATGTGGGGGATGTGTATAAGTAAATGGATCATTAAGATCATAAGAAAAGTCTTCGTAATCTTTGAATCCAATATACTTTTGTTTGTTTAAGGACATAAAAGGAACTACATAAATCTTTGGAAATTTTACTCCAAATAAATAATCGAAATCATGCTCCGAGTATGCTGTATAAATTCGATTATTTTTTGCATGTGCCTCACGTTTTAATCGGACTCCATTTCCAACAGTTGTGGTCTTAACTTGAATAGTAGCCCATTCATCTCCAGATTTAATTACAAAGTCAACTGAGGTGGATGGATTATCTGGTACATAAATGTCATATTTCCACATGTGTAATAAATAACGTACAAGAGATTCTCCTGCAAGCCCAATCGAATGGTTATCAATGGGTTTCAGCCCAATTGTTCCCGACTTTATATTCTCCTGTGAGAGGTATTCGTAATCCGTATCTATCCCCTGAAATGACAATTGCTTTGGTACAGATCTCACCGATCCTGTCTGCATGTTTCTCCTTAACAGTAAGTTGAATTTCATCATGAACAAAAGCTACTTGACTATAATCTTGTCCACATTTAAAACCATTTTCTTTTAATAATCTATGAGTTTCTACAACCCAACGTTTGCAAATTATTGCTCCTGCAGATTGAAGCAAAGTATTTAATGCAGCATGTTTAGATCTTACTGGAACTCGTCTACCATCTAGTCCTTTTATTGCTCCAAATTCCATAGCTTTAGTTTCGACTTTCTTTCTAAGTTGTTTAAGGGCTGGAAGTTCAGTAAGGAATTTCTTCTTTAAAAGTTTTCCTTCTTTTTTCCCCTTCCCCACAATCTCCCCAATCTTTTGATCTCCTGCACCATACAGAAAACCATAAATGAATGTTTTGGCTTGATCTCTAGTATCCAATCCAGCGGCTTCCTGATTAACAGTATGTATATCCTCCTCCAAAAGTTTCTTACCATATCCACCATTGTCATAAAGAGATAAATAATGTGATAAGCACCGCAACTCAAGACCAGACACATCAACTCCCAATAATTTTTCTCCTCTATCCGATGTAAATAAAGCCCTGCAATCCGTCCCAAAGGGTGCATTTGAATTTGGAACTTGAGCGAGATTAGGTGTTGCGTGAGAACACCTCGAAGTCGATGCTCCCATCGTGTTGACTCTGCCATGTATCCTCCCATTTTTAACTAGTTTCAACCATGCTTGATCTCCTTCTGCAAGTTGACCAATCCGTTTATTTAGCATTAAATAATCTGCCATCTTCTGAGCTTCTGGATAATCTAACTTCTGGAGAATAGTCTCATCAACTTTAGCTTCGCCTGTTGGCGTAAACTCTTTTGGTTTCCATCCTCGTAACTCCTTGAGTCTCTTTGCAATGTGCCTTCGTGAGTTAGGATTGAACTCAACAATTTTAACTTTAG